GGCTACCGGACCAAGAAGCTGAGACAGAGCATACACCCCCAGTGGGGAAAGGACTACGCGAAAGTAGCGACAAACGTTGACTACGCAGTCTATCACCAGGAGGGCTACGGTGTACCAAAGAGGGCTTTTATGGTCTGGCAAACGCAGGATATCAGGAATATCGAAGATCTCTTCGGGAGGTATTTCAGATGACTGAGGATCAGATTATACACGTAAGGGAGAACATTCTTGATTCTCTGGAAACCTATCTTCAAGAGAACGGGTTAAGGGAATACCTTGGCGTAGCCTCGATAGAGTATGTCCGCCATGCTCCAAAACTCGACGTTTGGGATCATTACCCCACTGTGGTCATCACGCCGTCTTCTTCTCAGCCTCTCCAAGCGGTGGGGATCAGAGACCTCCGTGAATTTCTCGTGGAAGCGACAGCTCTCTTCAAATCCGAATGGTTTGACTGGGATATTCAGAGGCAGCAAGTTCGATTCTCGGGATTCATGCATGCGAAGTTCGCGTCTATGAGGTTCCCTGTTCAGGACGGAGAGATCACGAGACACTATCTGTGCACTTTCGAAGACGAGAGTTACCTAGATTATTCTGAGCTCCCCGATTTCCAAGTCAAGGCCGTCGGGGTCAGGTTGAGGTTCAGAATTCAGTAGAAGGAGTGAAGAATTATGGCTCTCACCGGAGCTGATGTATATGCAAGGATAATCAAAGGAGAAACAACATACGATTGTGGGCTGGTCTCAGACGCCAAACCAGCCATCAAGACCAGCACACTTCAGAGGAGCGGCATAGGAAATATAACAAAGGCTAGAATCAATGCGCACGACTACGAATGCAGCTGGTCCGGAGATGTACCGGATGCCACACTTCTGGCTGCTCTATTGGTCAAGGACAATGTCTTCGATGTCCAGCTCCACGATATAGAACTCGAAGACGCTGTCGTGAAGACTCTTAGACTCGCCTTCGATGAGAGAAATCCTCTCACATATGCCGTAGATTTTGTCGGCAAGGGCATGGGCAGCATCACCGCGCTAACGTCGTCTGATGTCGAGTACGTGAAAGGCTTCTTCGTCATGTCTGATGCGTCCATCTCGTTCTCCGGCTCAAGCGATACTGTTATAAAGGTTGACGTGTCGGCCAGCAGAGAAGTTAACGCCATACGCGGAGCTTCGCTCGATCCTCAGGATTTCTCCAAGGGGCCGTTTGTCTTCGAGGGAACTGTCACCGTTTCTCCATCGTCCTCATTTGCCGATGTGCTTGTGGGGGAATGGCTTCCTGAAGATACACCCTTCACGCTCTCAGCAGCTTTCTCCGCTCAGTTCTATGACGAGAATGGTGATCCTCTTGCAAGCCAGACTACTGTCACAATCGTTTGCAGTGGAATGGTGGCCAGTGAAACGTCCGTAAATCTCGGAGCTACCGGGCCTGTTGAGATCCCGATAAAGATGAGCATTGAGAGTGTGACTATTTCCTGATGGAGGTAAACGATGAAGCATGAAATCATAACGCCTTTCTACCGTAAGACTGTGAAGATCAACGAGTACAACGTCACCTTCAAACCGCTTCCCGGGTCTAAGGTCTATTTATTGGCTCCGGCTCTGAAGCTCGCTCCGAAACTTGAGGCCGGTGGGCTCGACCTAACGGAGGAAGAACTTGATGCTGTGCTTTCCCTTGCGGAGGCTGTTATAGACTCATGGGACTTCGGACCGGGAAAAGGGGAAGTGCTAGAAGTCACAAAAGAGAACATCGGTCTCTTCCAGTTCGCGGATCTCATGAAAATCCTGACAAACTCAATAATGATGGCCTTTCCAAAGGGTGAACTGGAAGATTTTCCCGAAGGCTCCGAAAAGGAGCAGAAGACGATTACGAAATCCTGATCTGGAAGATCTTTGCACAGTCGGCGTGGTTAATGGGGAGTCTCCCCTGGGGATGGGAGACTCCCGTTGTCACTTTAATCAAACTATTCAAAGCTCAAGGAGAGGTTGTCTATGGCGGCAAAAGCTGAAGTCTCTATTGTCTTGAGAGCTATGAACTATGCCTCGGATGAACTGAATAAGGTCAAAGAGCAGACGCGAGGTTTGCGAGAAGTCGGATCGCAGCTTCAGCAGACCGGTCTAACCATGATGGGCTGGGGTGCAGCCATCGCCGCTCCTTTTGGTCTCGCTTTGAAGCAGTTCATGGGCTTCGAAGAAGAGATGAGAAACGTCAACGCCGTTATGCAGGGAAGTGAAACCGACTTTCAGGAACTGTCGGCCACTATCAATGAAGTTGCGATGAACTCTTCGTTCATGACTAGAGAGATCGCATCGGCCGCTTACGCGCTCGCGTCTGCAGGAAAGAAGAAAGAAGACATACAGGCAATGATAGGTCCGGTTTCAAACCTCGCAGAAGCCATGCACTCAGATCTCAGACCGACGGCGGAGCTTGTTACCGACACTCTCGACCAGTTTGGAATGACTGCAGAAGAGACGGCAAGGGTAGTCGATATTTTCGCGACTTCAGTAGGGAGCTCGCCGGAGACACTGGAAAGGCTCGCTTACGGAATGAGATACGCTGGTTCGACGGCGGCAGGATTCGACTACTCTCTAGAAGAGACCGTCGCAGCCCTTATGGCATTCGAGACCGCGGGTATCCACGGTGAGCAGGCAGGAACCACTCTAAGGAACGCTCTTGCCAGGCTGGCCGCTCCCACAAAGGACGTCGTCGACGTATTGAAAATGTACGGTCTCACGATTGAAGATGTGAATCCCGCGCAACACTCTTTCGTTGAGATCCTCGAGGCCATGCGAAGGGCCGGGGTCGATACGACAGGAGCATACGAGATCTTCGGTACCGAGATCGGAGGAAGGATGGCGGCCGCCATAGAGACCGGTGCTGAGAAGATCAAAGAATTCACTGCAATGCTTGAGGACTCCTCAGGCGCTGCCGAAAGAATGAAAGACGAGCAACTTAGCTCGCTTGCGGGTCAGTTCAAACTCTTGAAGTCGTCTCTAGAGTCTCTAGGAAATTCCTTTGCGGCCCTATTCAAGGACGAAGTTGCAAAGGCTCTCAACTGGATCAAAGGGCTAGTGACGTGGCTAAACAATCTTGATGAAGGCACGAAGAAGCTGATAGTGAACACCGCTAAATGGGGATCCCTTATTCTAGTTGGAGCGGGTACGATAAATTTCCTTACCGGCACTGTCATGAAGACGATTGCCTCGTTCAAGAGCTGGGGATCTATTGTAGGAAGCGTGATAAAGCTTCTCTCGGGCAAAGTAGCAGCAGCCGGAGCGGCAGGACAGGCTTTGACTACTCTGTCGGGAACAGCCGCGAGCACCGGAGCCTCGCTTGCCGGTGTCGGTTCTTCAGCGGCTGGCGTTGGAGCGAAACTACTCGCTTTTGCGACCGGTCCGGTGGGAATAACAATCGCGGCGATTGCTGGAATAACCGCTGGCGCCATCGCTCTCTACAAAGTTATGGATAATCTTTCTAAGGACTGGTTCAAATCGGACCTAGAGAAAGCACTTAACCAAGTTAGAGAGACGGCCGATGGGACAGTTGAGACGATGGAAGAGGTCTCGAGAAGATTCTCGAATCTCTCATCACAGGCGAGCGATGAGACAAAGAAACTCTCAGGGACAATCTCAGGCACCTTCTCCCAGCTGGAAGACGCTGTCAGAGGATTCGACCAGATAAACTCCACCGTTGCAGTCAAAGCGGCAATGAACATGCAAAAGATTGCAGAAGAGGCTGGATACACAGGAAACGCCTTCAGAGATCTCGCGAAAGAGTTCTCGGGGAGCCTCACTCTATCGTCTGAAGAAGTTATCTCAAAGCTCAAGAAAGTGATGGAAGAAGTAGATGCGGTTGCTTTGGATACTGAAGCCACGAACAACAGAATAGTCGAGTCTATTAAGACAGCGAATGAAGCCATGGCACAAAGCACCGCCGAGTCCCAGTCGGTTCTTGCAAACCTTGTGAGTTCTTACGACAAAGTGACCGAGTCAATTGTTGAAGCTGCCGGCCAACAGGTCAAGGCAATAGACATGGTGTCTTTCCAAGCCGTTGGTTCAGTGGAGGCTTTTGTCACGATGATGGAAAGGCAGAAAACGAGTGCGACCGACGCCTCGAATGAAGTCGGTATAGCACTCGGGAGAGTTGTCATTGCGATGGCTGAACAAGGGAAAGTGGCCAAAGACCAAGTTGCCGGTCTAAAGGAACTATATGACGCTTATGACAGGCTCTCTAAAGAGCTTGAAACTGCTGAAGAAAGGTACGGAACGAATTCTTCGCAGGCGGATAGTCTTCGCAGCAGTCTGAACACTCTCAAGGGAGAGATAGCTTCTCTTGGTTGGTCTGCCGGAGAGAGCGCAGTCAAGTTTGGAGATGTGAAAGAGATACTACAGCAAACAGCGACAGAGGTTCAGAAGACTGGCAAGAATATAAATGAATTTCTGTACGGGAGCGAGAACTTCGCAGCCACTAAGGAAGAAGCCCTCCAGAGAGTACGCACGCAGTTCAAAGCGACCGAGACCGATTCACTGGGTTTAGTGAACGCTTTCAACAAATTGACAAAGCCCGCAAAGATGTTTG